CTACTGTTAAATATGTATTAGTATCTAATGCAAATGTTCCTGCAGCAGTCATTACAACAAATGGAGTTCCTGTTGTCCAAGTAGGATAATTAAGTGTTCCCCAAGTTCCTACTGTCGGTATAGTTGGTTTATTTAATATTTCAGATAACCCACTTGTAGAATTCCAATCACTATTAACTTGAGCTGGAGGAATACTAGGAAAGTTTACCCAAGTTTTATCTCCTCTCCAGTACTGACTTGTGGTACCAGCTGTGATAGTTGGTTCTTTACCATTTAATGCAGTATTAAGATCTCCTTGACTAGATATTGTTCCAGTTATTAAACCCCAAGTAGCAGGACCACTAGGTCCACCTCCACTTCCTGCAGGTAAAATAACTTTAAAATAAATACTTCCAAATACTTCATTAGAATTAGATACAGAACCTAATATTACTGGAGTTGTAGGTGCAGTAGTTATTATATTACCAGTACCCCCTAAATAAAGTATTGTTGATGCATCTCCAAATTTATCAGTATTAATACCTTCAATAGTACCTTCTAATAATACTTCTCCATATTGAGATTCATTAATGTTATTTATTACATAACCAACAGGAAATTTAGTAATATTAGTATCTGCATAATTAGCTATATAACCTTTATTACCTTTAATTGTAACAATAGTTCCTGGCTGAAAATTACTATCAGTAGGATTATAAATAGTTATTTTTTGCCCTGTTACTTTCATATTATATTACAAGTGTCCAATTAGTAGTACTTTTATAAATATATAACCCTTCTGTTGCATCAGTACAATAAACCATTAACCCTACTGCAGGATTAACTATTGCATTCATTTGAGCATTAGTCATGCGTGGAGGTAAAAATCCTTGAGTAGTAGAAGTTAAATCTAATAATGAACTAGCATTAGGAGTTGTCGTTCCAATACCTACATTACCAGCACTTTTAATAGTCATCCTAGTAAATGGAACTCCTGAAGGATTACCTGTTCCAAATAGTATATCTTTAGTACCAGTACCAACATCTCTTGTTCTAATGTTTAGATTAACATCACTTTGAGGATATATTGTTGTAGTTTGAACTGTTGGAGCTATAAAAGATACAGATGCTACTGCAATACCAGTAACTGATAAATTTTGAGCTGGATTAGTATCTCCAATTCCAACATTACCATTACTTAGAATAGTCATTCTAGTTTGTTGGTCATCAGTTTGAAATTGAATTTTTGCTCCTGTTTTTGCAGTACCATAAAGCATAGTATTATTAGCAAAATTCCAAACATTAAATGCTCCATATCTATTTGAATTAGATCCATAAACTATTCCTGCATTTTGAGCATCGGGAGATAAAATACTTACATAAGTATGTGTACTATTTTCAAATACAGCTACTGTATTACCAGCAGGAGTACTATTAGTTGCTAATCCTAATCTAACATGTAATTTATGTGTAGTTCCTGTTAAACTACTTAATCCTATTCCTACTCTTCCATCTGCTGTAACTAAAAAAGGAGTTGCATCTGGATTTGTTTCATCTTCTACTCTAATAGCTTCCCCAGTTCCTAACTGTGTAACTCTTAATGCAGCATCTGTAGATGTTCTTTGAATAACATTGCTATTCTTCCATAATGAATTAACTTCATCATATACTAGCATATCACCATTAGTAGGACTAGTAAGTGATACATCATGTGTTTCTTTTAATTCAAATCCATTTTGAACTTTTACAAATATTTCTCCATTGTTTTGTTGTTTTCTTGTAACAACACCAATAAATACTAAATGTGCTGGAGCTGCTGGCTTATTTGCTAAACCAAATATAAGATTACCATCAGTACCTAACCATACGGGATCTGAAGCATTTGCTGATGAGGTATCTAAACCTGCAAGTAATCCTTCAGTTACTACAAATCCTTGAGCATTAGTATCTCCAGTAAATGCTAATAATCCCATTGTTTTACTAGAAGTTGTTTCTGTACTATTACTTGCTTTACTAACTATCATGTTAGTACCATCAGCAGATGATACATAAACTGCTTGACCTTTATTAATTGGTTCTCCAAGTTTAACTGTATGTTTTACAGAACTTGTATAATTTTCAATCCATTCTAAATCAAAATCTGCATTAGATGCTTTTGCTAATAAATCTCCTTGATTACCACCAGGAGGAATTAATTTTGATAATACTCTAGTGTGAACTTCAATTAAATAAAGAAGACGTTCTGTTTTAGTAGAATACGGGTTTGATTCTATAGCATAAAAGTATGGGGATGTATTAAACACCCCCACATTCTTTAATATTTTTTCTAATAGTATTTCAGACTTAGTCCCGTACATTACCTAATTATCAGTTTCATTAATTCGTAATTATAAACAGAAATATCTTTTGGTAAATCAGATTCTTTAAGAATTTTTAAATCTAAAGTACTTTCTTTTTTAAGTTCGTCGTTAACTTTAGAAAGTTGTTCTTTTCTTTCTGCAATGATTGCAGCATTATTTTCTTCTGCCTCCATTTTTTGCAATTCTTCTAATTGCTCGTTATCTAAAAACTTTTTAGCTTTGATAGAAAGAGTAATAAATTCTTCAGAAGGAACAGCCATATCTTCTACATACTGTAGATGATTTTTAATTACTTCTGAGTTACTTAAAACTACTTTGGCAAAGTCTAATCCTTTACATTCTTTGCTATCTTCAAAAGCTTTGTAAAGATTTAGAAACGCTTGGTTTGTTGCTGTGATTTCCATATATGTGTTATTAAAGGTTTACTTAGGTGTGTTAAATTGAGAGTTATAAATAGTACTTCCTAAACTACTTAAATTATTAGCAGTTAATGTATAATTTAATTTATCTCTTTCAGAGAAATTAAAATTAGTAATATCAGGACCATATCCTTTTACACTTACTATTTCTGTATATTGTATTTCATTTCCTGATGTTATTCGTCCTCCTATAATAGTTTTACTATTATGAGGCCAACTAGGAGTACAAGATCCATTAAGTCCTGTATAACCTGGTGATGTTAAACTTAATGGAGTTAATTTTGATATTGCAACATCTTCTTGAAATATGTTTTTATCAACAGCTGTTAAAAATTTTGCTCCTGTAGTAACAGTAGAAGGTACATCTTTTCCTGAAATAATTACTCCTCCTTGTCTATTTATAGTAAATGTTCCAGAATAATTATTATATACAACAGAGTGTCCATTAGGTAAATTTATTTTAGGGCCCATTCCCCCACTATAAGAAGTAGCAGTTCCAACAGCTTTACTATAATACATAGTTTGTGTAGTCATAGTTTTTGCTACAGGGTCTATTACAAGTAAATAAGTATTTCCATAAGGATTTCCTGGAGCACCAGATGTAGGTGGATTACTAGGAGTACAAGTAGGTACTACATATATTTTTAATGTATTAACATTATGATCTGCATCTCTAGGTTTTTCTAAAATTAAGTAACCACCTTCTAAAACTGTAGAGTCAAATCCACTTATATTTTGAATGTAATAATTAGGTTCTGATACTAATTCTCTTTCTGTTCCCCATTGGTTTTGATCTATATAAAATATTCTTCCTCTTCCTATTGTAGGAATCATAAATATTTTACCACTTGGATGAACTAGTACATCTCTAGATCTATTTAAATTTTTAAGGTATGTACCACCATATGCAATTTTGTATGCAGCTTCTAATCCTGTAGTAGGATATCCATTAGTATCTGTATAAGAAGTATTATTAGGATCTTTCCAAGTCATTGTAGTATTTCCTAATGGACTACTAGTTCCATAAAATGAAGAATAATAACTATCTTCTATTGTATCATTAGCTGCTAAAGTACTAGTAATAATTCTAAAACTTTTAGTACTTGCTGATCCTAATACATATATTTTATTATCAGTTCCTAATACAGCACAATTAATACTATTTGCAGCAATGGAAGTTACATTACTAGGTCTATATTGATCTGTAATTTTCCATTTTTCTGTTGCAGGATTAAAAACTACCCAATTAACTCCAGTATTAGGAGGAAAATAAATTAAACCATTAGTTGCTAATACTCCTGTATTAAAATTTACATCATTACCATTTCCTACAGGTATAGGTTGTTTTCCAAATCCATTGTCATCATTAGCAGTTCCATCTGGAGTTATATATGAAAAAGTAGCAGCACTCCAATTAGTAGTTCTAGTATTAGTAATACCAGGAATAACTTTTAAAAATGCACCATTATATCCTGTTCCACTAATTGTAGTAGTATCATGAATACTAATAGCATACATATTACCATTAGGAGCTAGTATTAATTTAGTAAAAACTCCTAAATTTGTTATCGTTCCTGTAGTAGTAACATTAGTTATTGCAGGGTATTGTATTATACTATATCCCCAAGTAGAAGCTTGTTGTGTTGTTAATGTAAACATTTAATTTATATTATGGAGTAACAGGAACTATTACATTAGTTATATCACCAAATAAATACCAAGTATTTAGTCCAGATTTAACTAAAGTAGCTGCACTATGTTGAGTTCTTAAATATCTCATACTATTTGCACTTTTTATAATAACATTAGCACTTGCTGGAGAAATTTGAACTTGGCCTGTACCTAATTGCATAATACTAACTTGGTATCCAACGTCAAAATTACTTAAATTTTCTGGGATAGTTAAAGTAAATGCATTTGCAGTATCTGTAGTAATAAACGCACCACAATCTGTAGTTAATGTAGTAGTTGCTTCAGTTCCTCCTATAGTTAAACCATTAGTACCTAATGCATGAGTAGCTAATAATGTCCACGTATTTGTAGAACCATTTAGTGTTCTAAAACCTCCAACTCCTGAAGCACCGTTAGCACCTGGAGGACCTTGTGCGCCTGATAAAGCTAATACTTCCCAACTAGTTCCTATATTAACAGGATCGTTAGGAGGTAAACTTGTACTTCCTCCAGTTCCTATTTTAACATAAGAAGTTCCATTGTATTGAACTGCATCATTAACTGCATAAGCAGGAGATGGAGTTGCAGACCAAGATCCTTTCCAAGTTAATCCTGCAATATTAGCATTTTCTCCAGGAGGACCTTCAGGACCTTCTAATGATGCTAACCATTGTTCTGGACTTAAAGGAGTTTCACCTTCTGGTACTGTAGTTGTATATATTTCATAAGCTGATGCTCCACATACTGCTCCACAATCTGCTTGGGCTGCTCTAATGTATACAGTTTCACCACCTGTAACTTCTACATTATCATCATAAGTAATTCCACCATTAATACTGAATTCTACAGTACCGTCAGAATTAGCTAAAGAAAAAGGTTCTATACCCATAGGAATAGTTTTAATTATTATTTTTGTTATTGGATCTTGAACTGCACAAATTGCATTTAGATACGAAGTAAATATTTGCAAATGTGTGTTATCATTTAATTTATTTTCAGAGTTATAATCTAAATCAGTAACTCCAGTAAAAGGTTTTTGGTTATATATACAATCTAAACCTTCTGATGATACAGGGTCGTATTTAGATAATAAATATTTAATTATTACAGCTTTAGATAATTCAATTGGGTTGCATTCTACTCCTCCTATTAATTTATCATAATAAGAATCTCCTAAATTACCAATACATTCGTCTTTTTTAGACATGTATTCGTTGAAAGGTTTACCGTGTAAAAATTCTGGTATTTGTCCCATTAGCAATTACAATCACATGTTGAATCACAAAGTTCTACAGCTTTATTATATTTTTCTTGTGCTGCGGCAATATTTCCATTAGCGGCATCTACAACTGCACATCTAATCAAAATCAATATTTTTTCTATTTTTCTAATAGTATCGTGGCAATCACCACCTTCACAATTGCAATTAATTACAGGGTTTAAAAGATTAGCCATACAGCAATCAATTGCACAAGTTCCTAAAACATAAGAAGCAGGAGTTTCTACTGCCTCTTCAATATTATCAATAAGTGTAAAGTTAAACAATCCATTAAAACTAGTAATTCCTTCAATAATTGCATCTAACTCTGTTGGAGTTTCATTTTGTCCATATAATAGATTAACTTCAGAGTTAGTTAAATTCTCAAAAGTAATTGTCATAGGACTTGAATACTGTGCAGTAGATTGAAATATTTGAGTAGTTGTATCTCCTTCTACTAAATATAAATTTGCAATATATCCTGTTTCTCCATCATATTCAGTAGCGTCCATAGATACTGAATTGCAATTTGGTGATACAGTTAAATTAGATCCTAATACACTCATTTTATTTTATTTATTACAAAGATATAAATAAAGACCCCACTTTTGTGAGGTCTTTATTTAATTAATTAAGATTAAGATTGTAAAGTAACATCTTCTACTCTATCTACGTCAGTTGCAATTGTAATTCCAAACGCAGTAGCAAAGTTAGCAGCTGTAGCAAGAGGAGTTGAAGAACTACCAAAATAAATTTTAATAGTATTCAATTCACCTGCACGAGCAATACCAGTATCTGCTGGATGACCATGTCTGTAAGAAATTTCCAACATATCATAAGCATATCCAGGTTGAGCATAATCAACTTGAGCTACAGGGAAATACATACGGTTAAAATTACCATAACGAGCACGTTGAGCTTTTTCATCAGAAATTGCTTGAACGTAATTACTAGTTGGTGTAAAACGAGTACCAGCAACTGTACCTACATTAGATCCTGCAGATCCATCAGAATAACTAACTGTAAGATCAAACTCTACTCCAATGTGACGAGCAGTCAAAGCTAAAGTACCAGCAGCAAGAGCATTGTAGTTAAAAATTGCATCTAATGTTTTGTTTTTATTAATTGCATTTTTAACATAGTCACAAGCAGCAGCTGCAGAAGCAGTATCAGGTCCAGCAGGAATTTCAATATTGAAAATCATACGACCTGCAGCAAAATTACCTACCAATGGGAAAGTTTTTTTACCAGCACTAGGAGCAGTACTACCAACTACATCCAAATTAGGATTAGAAGGATTAGCATAATACTCATAAGCAGTAGGAGCAGTGCGAACTGCAATACGTACCATTACATTTTCATTAGCAGCAATAGTACCTGGAGTCCAAGTTTGTATAGGACATGTTTGAACATCAGCAGCAAAACCATTATAGTTTATACGTACAATATCTGCAACATCAATGATAGGAGATGCAAGTATATTACCCAAAGTAGTTTGAGTAAGTTGAAATCTCTTAAGATCATTAATAGCAGTAACAGTGTAAGTGTTTGCAGCAATTGGACCAGCTGCAGCGTCAATATTCCAGATACCGAGTTTAGTACCAGTAACAGCAGTAGCTGATACATTGAAAGCAGTACCAGTCAACATTGCTATGTCATTGACTACAAATACTTGATTTAAATTTGAAGGTGCCATTTTTTTTAATTTTTTTAGGCGTTAAACATTATATTTATTTATTCGCTTTCAAATGTTTCCATTGATTGCGTGTTATACCGTTGGGATTCTATTCCCTCTAGTATGCTTTTAATTGTCATCTCTACAATCTCATCGTGTGTGTGAAATGGTAATTCACATCCAACTCCAAGGCTGTAAGAGATAGCAATTGGTTTCCTCAAATACTTAATTATTGCTTTTTCTGCAATAAACATATTTGAAGTATATATATCCAAATAACTTTCTTCTATGTTGTAGAACGGCAAGTCGTAATCTGTTTTATTAAATGGGTCATCTAATAAAGCATATATATCGTCATGCTGAGCAAATGTACAATAAGAAATTTTATTATACAAAGGAATTAAAGAGTTTGTTTTAAATTCTCTTTTAGTAACTTGTAAACTTTCAAATGTGTTATAGTAAACTGTAGTTGTCTGAGTAGGATCTAATGGATTATACCAAACAGCATACATACATTTTTCAAATTTAGGGTCTGCAGAATCTATGTAATTATCTAATGTGATATTAAATGGAATCTGCATATAGATATGATTAGAATCTACATTAGGAGATATATGTGTAGTTAACCCTGTAGAATTCTGTTCAGGTAATGCTAATACTGGATGAACATCATTAATGTAATTATTAGAATCAATAATATTATTAAATGAGTTTAATGTAGTAGTATTAATTTTAGTCCAAGTTAAATTTAAACTTTTAAATACATATACATCTTGTAATAAATATCCTGGATTAGGAGCAGTTAGATTTAACTTAGTATATTTTAAATCAGTTAGTAATTCTCTTTGTTCTGGAACATTAGTGCAAGAATATTTAACTCTAGCTCTTACAGATATAAGAAATAAATAATCTAATGGAAGAGTATATCTATCTACATACACATCTGTAGATTTAGCAGAATAAACTACTCCGTAATATTTAGTTTCATCTTCATGTTCTACAATTAATGATTTAAGATCATCAATTCTTTTTTGAGATTGTTCAAATCCTTTACCTTGACGATTAGATCTAGCATTAAATCGTTGCTTAACAAATCTTAATTGAGCTAAGTTTAACTCATGATCTATTTCTTCAGGTAATAAGTTGTCAACCTGGAAGGATGCAAGTTTTTGCACCCCCAGGTTAACAGCTATATGCATTTCATTTACAGTCATTATTTAACTTCTTTTAGTTGTGCACGCATTGCGTTTACAGCTCCAGAGTTTTTCTTATTCTTAAAGTAAATGATTGTGTCAGTCATGTTTTCTCCTAATGTAGCATCTTGGTAAATAATTTGATTACCAATACGACGAAGAACTCCATACTCAATCATTTGCTCAATTTCAGAACGTAACTCTAAACTTTCATCTAAACAATACTTCAAGAAGCGTTCTGGATTAGAATCTTTAACATCATAAAGTTGATTTTCAACTTCCATGTCAGTTAAATTATCAGGATTTCCTTTAGATAATACACGCAATAATGTACGCATTTTATCATACTCTCCTGTCAATTTAATAAACTCTTTATCCGCATCTTTCTTAAGTTGAATTTTGTTATTTTTCTTAAGTAAGTCTTTTTGAGGATCGTAGATATAAAACCGTTTGTCGGGAGTTGTTTTCATTTCATCCTCTGACATTGCAACATGACGATGTTTAAGTGCCCATTTATACTTGATATAATCAATTGCATTAACGGGAGTTCCATCTTCAGTAGTTTCAATGTTTAATTCAACACCTTCAAATGGAACTGTAATACTTAAACTAGACCAGAAGTCTTTTGTTTTAGCAGGCCAGTCATTGTGTGTCGGAGGAACATCAATCAACTCTTTTAATAATTTTTCTTCTTCTTTACCTTCTACTCCTTTGAGTGGAAGTCTGTTTACAAATAAGGAACCGATTTTAACTTTAGCTCCTGCTCTGATTTCTTTTGGAAGGTGATTAAGTACTTCCTTTCTTCTAATAATAATTGTTCTCATAATTCTTGTTCTTTTTATTTTAATTATTGCCTTAGATAAAGAATAACTAAGGACTGTTTTTATATTTTAAAGAAAAAGGGAGAGGAGTTTCCTCCCCCTCTTTTCTACCTTAAACCTAACACAACTTACAGAGCAGTACACTGAAGATCCAAGCTAGTGTCGAAACGACGAAGCAAGATACCAGCAGTCTTCAACATATGCACAGAAGCACCATCAATATCACTAGCACGAGTATCAGTTTCAGTAAATCCTTTTGGAACTACAGAACCTGCTACGCACCAACGCAATAATTCACGACCTTTTTTGTTTACCATTTGCAAGTTGTTTTCACCATCATAAGTAGATTGGTCAACAAACACCATGCGATAAGATTCCAAAGGCAAACCAGAAACTGGATGCTTTTTAGAAGCTTGAGCAACAGGACCGTGATCAAACAAAGGAGATTTAACTACGTTAACTCTATGACCATCAACATGCTCATAACTAGTGAAGTAACCAGTAATACCCAAGTTACGACCAGAACCAGTAATGAAGGTTGGTTGAGTGGTTTGCAAATAAGAGTTAGAAGAGTAGTAAGTTTTCAAAGCGCGGTCAAATTCACGAGCACCACCGATACCAGTATACAAAGTAACTTGCTTATCAGTAGCATCAGTCATACCATAGAACAAATCACCAATAACTTCTTCAATTTTAGCTTGAGTCAAATTAGAGTAAGTGTCTTTGTTAATGATTTGCTCCAACAAACCAGGACCTGAAACTACAGGTTGACCATTCTCATCCAACATAGTGCTAACACCATTTGCATCGTGAGTTTTTTGACCATACCAGTAGTACATTTCACACTCTTCTTTAAACTTCAACATGTGGCGATACTCTTCATAATCCATCCACAATTTAGTTTTGCTTCCTTCTTTCAAAGGCAATTCGAATTGAGCAACATAATCTTTAGCATTTCCAGAGAAATGGTAAGATTTACGTACAGTACCAATTTTAGAACGAACTAATCCAGGAGCAGTCCAGTTAGATGCATTACCACGAGAGAAGTCAATTCCTACGTTAGCATACATCATTCCCCACAAAGCACCTGCAGCTCTATCAGTAGCATCAACTGAACTTTGATCAGGAGAAACTAATTTTAAAGTATATTTCCAACCTGCACCATCAGCAACTGGCTCACTCATAATACGAGCAAGAACTCCAGATTGAGATACCAAAGTGTAAGGGAAAATAAACCATTTGTCAGGAAAAGTAATAGTGAACATAGATCCACCAGCACCATCTCCACTATTAGAAATAACAGGACGAACATTAATTTCGTGAGTTTTTACACGATATTCATATTCGTAGCGATCAATTGAACGAGTGTTTCCAACACCTTCAGTCAAGAAAGACAATGGAAATTTCTTTTCCTCACGACCAGCCAAGTGAGTGATAATAGGAGAGATCTCCTCTGGACGTTCCATAAGTGCGTTAACCAACGAGTTAGTGTCGGTCATTTGGGCATCGTTATAGTACGTTTTTAGAACTTGCATTAGAGCCATAATTTATATTTTTTAAAGTTAATTGTTGTTATTGTTTGATTACCCAAACAATGCTTTTAGATCCAGATTATCTGCATCAAATTTCTTTCCTTTTTTATCGTTAGTTTGCATTGACTTTACACGCTCTTCGTTTTGTCTAACTTTATCTCTTAAACTAGTAGCGCTAGCAGTCTTTGCTTTTACATCTATAATATCTTTTAAGTTAAATCCTTTATACATTAAATAATCTAATGCCAATTTAGCTTCTATGTTAGCTTTAGAATAATCAACATCTCTACGAGTTTGACCATTCTCATTAATTGGTTCAGAAATGTAATCAAAGAATTTAGCTTTCTCACGATCTGGAATACGGATACCTGCAAACTCTTTTCCTTCTTGAATAGTATTTGCTACCCCTTCCCAAAATCTTTCATTTTCTTCAGCTGCACGTTGTTGTGCTTCTTGCTGTTGCTTTACCATGTTGTCACGTTCTTGCTTTTGAATATTAGAAAGATTACGTTGAGCAACTTTAGCACGATCATACAATTTACCAG